AGCTTGTTGACGCCATCATGCGCCATGATCGCGCGGTCGCGCTCGACGCTGGCCAGCACCGGCTCGACGTCTTGGGCGGTGTTGACGACGAACCGGTCCGGACGCTCATCATCGGCGATGAGCGTCCGGCGAACGCCATAGGCGTCATGATAGACGCGCGACCGCTCGGTCACTGCGAGATGCCGTTGAACAGCACATGGGCCAACGGGTTGCGCATCTCGACGCCCCACTCGACCACGATCATGCGCGTCTCGGCGTCGCCGATGCGGGCCATCAGGTACTGACGGAACGCCCGGAAGAAACTGACCGCGGCATAGTCGGGATCGATCAGGAGGGCGACGTCAGTGGGCACCCAGCGCGACGGAGCGACCTTGATGCGGCCGAAGTCGGTCGCGATCACATCGATCGTCGAAACCACCTCGGTCTTCCCGACCAGGACCTGGGTGGTCGAGCGGCCAACAAATGTGCTGATCGTCCGCTTGGGGCCTGGCGGCACGATCCACAAGGTTGGGCTCGCGCCGTTGGTGTAAGCGTTCTGCATCGCCTCGCCGAGCATGTCCTCGGTGATCTGCTGCGGGGTGGCCGGCGGAGCGAACGCGTCGGTCGCCAGCACCGGCAAGACGCCCCCAGGCGCGTTGACGACGGCGGCGCCCGGATTGCCGTGCTTGTCGACGGCGCGGGCGACCCAGTGCGAGAACGCCTCGGTCATGCGGGCGACCGGGGTGGTGGCGTCGGTGCCCTGGTTGAGCGCCTGGCGCGAGCACAGGATCGTCTCCATGTCGCTCTTGAGCACCTTGCTCGCCAGCGCCATCTGGTGGGCCATTTCCGACCCCTTGCCCGCCGCGTCGGCCTCCTCTTGGGTGCCTGAAACGGTCGCATCCCTTTCGGAAATTTGGGTCACATTGTTGAGGCGGATGGTCGGCTGGGCCGGCTGATTGACCAGCTGGAAGCCTTCGACCTGGGCATTGTTCGGGTTGACGATCGGTAGAAATTCAGTTTGCCAGTCGAAGATCCGGTTTTTTACGTTCCTTCGTCTGATCGCCGACATGACCGGCGTGTCGAACGGATCAATATTATAGATGGCGTTCGATAGATCTTCGCGGTTAGCCGTCGCTTGATAGGTGGTAAAGGCGTTCGTGACCTTGGCCATAGTGTCCTCGCAGAGAGTTCATTTGATGAGCCTTTGAAAAAGGGCAGCTGCGTCGTCGAGCTTTCCCGATTTCGCCAATTTCGATTGGAGGTCATCAATGCCTCTGCGGGCCGCGCTTCCCATAGGTCTTGCGGCTCCGGGGGCTAAGGTGCGTCCTTTGTCTGGCATGACTGGTCTGGGCTTGTTAGCCGTCATGCGCCTATACTTGCTGGCGTCGTGCAGTACGGCCAGCATCCGCGGGTCATAGACGGTGGCCAACTCCTGCTCGCCGAAGCCGTATTCCTGGCCTGCGCGCCGCATGGCCGTGACTTCGTTGTTCAGGGTCGCCTGATCTGTGATCCGGGCGTTTCGCTTAAACTGCTCCCATCCGTTGTTTGCGTATTCCGCCGTCCGCGCCGCGGCCTCCTGGTCGCGCGCCTGCATTTCCTGGATGCGGCGCTGGCGGATGGCGTACAAAGTATTGACGGCCGCCTGGTAGTTCTTCTGGGTTTGGCGCGCCGACTGCGGATCGCGAGCGTAAAAATCATCCCAATTGGGCTCCTTCGGCAGAAGGGCCGCATATTCCTCCTCATGGTGTTGCAGTTGCTGGATGTATTGGTCGCGCAGCTGTGAGGCCTGCGCCCATTGCGACTGGATGACTTGGACGGCTTCGCCGACCTGGGCCACCCGCTTAGAGTAGGTTTCGCCGTCGACATAGCCGCGCACGATCTCGTCGAGCGTGACGACATGGGGCTGGCCGTCGACGGTGACTTCGAGCTTTTCGACCGGTTTGCCGTTTAGCGAGACTTCCCACTTCCCGCCCTCGGCGTCTTGCTCGGATGTCCCTTCGGCGTCCCCTTCATCGCCGCCGGCCTTGGGCTTGCCGTCTTGCCCTTGAGCGTCTTGATCTGCGGGCTCTTGCTGACCGCTCCGGTCCGGCTCCGGTTCGGTTGACTGGTGTCGCCCATCCCGGTCGGCATTCCTGGCGCGCGCGCCGTCCTGTAGGGATTGCTCATCCCCTTCCTCAGCCCGGCCATCGGCAATTCTCCTCTCAGCTGCGGCAAGGCGCGCGTCTTCACCGCCGTCGCGCGTGTCGCCAGTTTTCGGGTCGCCCTCGACTTGACGTTCTTCGAACATCGTTTCGGGGCGGGCGGACGAGGAGAACCGGCCGCCGTCGTCGCGCGGCCGGGCCTGCGGATTGATCTCGGTGTGGAAGGCCTGCGCGGCCCCTTCGAGCCCCTCAGCCATGTTTGCGCTGCCTGTCTGCGGCGATCTTGTAGTCGTTGATCCGGATCTGCAGCTCGATCGGGATGGCATCGAGGGTTTTCGACATTGCGACCAGCTCGTCGCGCGCTGCGCCGGGAACGGCGGCCAGGATCTGGTCGTACCAGCGCTTTCTGAGGTCGATGATCGCCTGGTTGAACGCCTTGTTGCCGAGGAGCTCCTGGGCGGCGTCGGCGAATTCTTTTTTCTGCGACAGGTCGTTCATGGTTGCGACCCGTCGTCATTTTGTTGCGCAGCTTGCGCCGTCTGTTGCGCCGTCTGAGCCTGCAATTGCGCCGCCTCGCGCTGCTGATCGATCTTGGCCTGATCGGTCGCAGCGCCGAGATGAGCCGTGTACAGGCTGACGCCGGCGTCGAGATGGGCCTGGTGGACGTCCGACATGATTTTCGCCGCTTCGATCGGATCGACCGCGGTCGGGCCCTCGGGGCCCGCGCCGACGAATACTTTGGCCCGCTCGATATCGAGCTTCTGCTGGTCGTAATCGGCTTTCTGCTTGAGCTGCGCCTGGCGGAAGGCGTCGTCTTGAGCCTGCTTCTGCTCCCTGAGCTGCTGTTCGCCGATCGCCTGGCTCGCTTGCTGCTTGACCTTCTCGAATTGCGCCTTGGCGGCGACCATCATCTCGCTCGGCTCCTTGGGCGCCGAGGCGATCTGCTGCAGGGTCTGCGGATCGGGCGTCTTGAAGTAGCGGCCAACGTTTTTGATGTTGGCGATGTCGAGCATGTCGGAAATGGTGTTGAGATATTCCTGGATGCCGCACACCGGGTTGCCCACCCCGAATTGCTGCATGATCAGTTGCTGGTCGGCCTTGATCTGCTGCAGCGTCATCATCCGCACGGTGTCGCTGCCCTTGCCGAGCGTCGAATTGACTTCGACCCCCATCGAGGCGTCGAAAGTGCCGGTGTCGATGTCGGTCCATTTGCCGTTGAGGCGCAGCGTCCGGCGCTGGTTGGGGGCCTCGGCGATTTCATTGTAGAGGCCGGTAAAAAGATCCTTGAAGCCTGTCTCGGCCAAGCAGCGCGCGACCAGCTCGGTGCGTTCCTGGGCGCCGTTGATGATCGCCTCGACGCCGATTGCGGTCGAGCTCTGCAGCGCCTTCGGATCCAACCCCTTGGCTGCGTCGCTCAAGCCGGTGCGGCGCTGGAAAATCTCGTTGATGAGCTGGATCACCGGCATCGCTTGCTGGCCGGCGAACGGGGTGGTGGAGAAGCTGACGGCGGCGCGCGGATCGCCGCGCGTTCGGATCACGGCGCCGAGATCATCGTTCAAGGCGTCGTCGATATTGGTGGTCAGCTCGTTGACCACGGTTTTCGGGTTGATGCTCTCGGCCAGGCTGTCGAGCACGCCGCGCATCATGTTGGTCTTGATGCGCTGGATGTCGGTCACATAATCGGCGATCGAGTCGCCGACGATGGTGTGGGAGATCGGATCGACGCCGAACACGGCGAACTTGATCCGATTGGCCTCGGTGTCATGGACGATCTGGTTGATCTCGCCCATCGTGCAGATGTAGCGGAGCTCGGAGACGCCATCGCCGTCCCGGTCAATTCTGATGTACCACTCGCCGTATAGGACGCCGTCGCCGACCCGGGTGGAATTGTATCGGCCAGGATTGCGGAGCTGGCTCTCCATGGTGAAATTCTGGATGTCCTGGCTCTGCAGGTAATCCATGCACGTTTGGCGGTCGTAGCCCATGGCGACCAGCTCATCGATCGCCACCACCCGCTGGTGCCCGACGATCCGCGAGGTGGCGAACGAGCGGGCGTAGCGGTCGAGCCGCATTTCTTCCGGCGGCACGCCGGCGACTTTGATCAGGGGCTTGTCGACCTGGTAGGAGAAGGTGACCTCGGAATAGGTCCCGATGACCGGATCGAGATCGCCCTGGTGGATCATCTTGGCGGTCTGATCCTGGCTCAGCAGCATTTGGATTTGCTGCTGGTTCAGGTTGATGAAGGTCTTGTGCTTGGTTTCCTTGTGGTCGTCGGTCCACCACTTCACGAACCCGGTCTTGACGGTCATCGCGTCTTTGAAGGCGCCGTACAGGACCAGGAAGCCGGGATTGTCCTGCCAAAACACATAATTGATGTAGGACGTCTGCTGTTGGGCGACGTCGACGTCGGCTTGGGTGCGTGGGGTCAGGGCGACCACGTTTTCGCCGGCCCCGAACAGCCGGACCAGGCTCGGCAGCATCAGCATGACGGCGTCGCGCACGTCGGTTGAGACGTAAGTCGACTTGTTGGCCGTCTCCTGGTCGTAGCCGAGGATCTGCTCGTAAGTAGCGGTCGGGTCCTGGATGATCATGGTGTCGCTGTAGGGCGACCCATCCGGGTTGATCGCAGGCAACAGGCCGTAATAGTATTTTTGCGACTTATCGCGCACCGGGGCGAGCACCGAGCCCTCATAGTCGCGGCTGTCGCGGATCAAAGCCTGGATGAATTGCTCGTAAGTCGCCGGGTCCGCGGGGTCATAGCCCTCGGGCGGTCCGCCTTCTTTGAATGAAGCGAATAACTGCTCGAGCGCCACAGTTTAACCCCAATTGGCCGGCGTTCCCTGGGTGAACCCTGTTCGTTCCTCCCGTACCCGTTTGGTACGCAATTTCGGAACGTCATTGATATTTTGCGGGCGTAGCATAGGACTGAAAATGCCAAAATGGCAATTCTGCAAGGAGGACGTCCCATGCCCTACGCCTACATCGAGTTTTTACGCCCTGACGGGAGCCGGCCTGTCGACCCCGGTTACGGGATTTCCGGCGAGCATCCCGACCAGGGCTTGCCCGGCGGCGGCCGTTGGAGTGGCGAGCATCCGAGCCAGGGCCTGCCTGGCTTTCCGGGCGCGCCTGGCCATCCGGGCCATCTGCCGGCGCGGCCTGGTCGACCGACCGATCCCGGCTATGGGATCGAGGAAGGCGGGGCCGAAGCGGGGCAATTGCCGGTCTGGCCGCTCGATCCCGAGCATCCCGACACCGGATTGCCCCCGGTTCCTGGCCACCCGTTGCCGCCG